CTTAATAACTTGAATATCTACAGGTAGTAGATTTTTCATTGAGCCTGTTTCAGCCATTTCCTCACCGATACGTGAGAAAGCATTTAGAATTTCTAAAGGTACATTCATATTCAATCCATCTTCCGAAAAACTCATCATCTTACGACCAAATGCAGCGATACGTCTTTGTCTTGCAGTTTGCTCGAAGAATGTTAGATTAATTGAAGCCATATTGATTCTCTTTCTGTTTGTTTATTTAATTAATATAACTGATTCTATAAAGAATGTCAACAGTTAATTTACACAAATCCTAAAAAAGCTGCACCTAAACAACCTGCGATAACACCAACTAGGGCCCAAGCAAGCATACCAAGTTCTCCTTCAGGAGTTTTAGTATCACTAATGAATTGTGCTCCAATTAACATTCCAAGAGTTGACCCTATAATTATCGTTGCAAAAAACATGTGTAATTCCTTTATTTGTTGATTCTAATATAACTGATTCTATATCAAATGTCAATAGTTAAAGTGCAATTAAATTAGTAAATCTTGTCACTAACGGAATTGCATTTGAAAAAGCTTCTTCTTCCCACCAACGATCTGCATATGGCATATCAACGTTTTCGTCTAGTAAACGTCCAAGGTTTTGAGTCATATATTGTTTGACATGGATCATTTCGTGAGCAATCGTTGTAAACATATGACCAAGATCTCTATTGTCTTTTACTAATATAGTAAACTTACCATCAGGCTCGTCAAAGCACATACCATTGTTTCCAACTAAATCATGTGCCTCAACAGAAACTTTTCTTGGTAATATTCCCTACTCTTTGCATATCCATTTAACGAACCGAGCTGCAAGATCATTTAGAGCAGAGTCTTCAGAAATGTATACGTCAATAATCATCTAAGTCTTTTCTTTAGTATTTCAGTTGAAAAAATTGCCCACATGGCAGCTTCAGTTTCATATGCTTCACGTTCCCACGGTAAATCCCAATAGTTATCTCCTTTAATTGGTTTACCAAACCAACGCGACGGTTTCTTTCCTACGCCAGAAATAAGTTCGCCTTTAATATATTGTTTGGCATGTACCATTTCGTGGAATAGAGTTTTACATATTTCAGTTCTACTTAATGTTGGTTTAATACCTATGGTAATACCTTCCTCATTGTAATTACAGTAACCACACTCTTCGTCAAAGTCGTCCTCAAAGTCAATCTCAATTGTTTCATCAATCTCTAAAAAGTCGGCTGCAAATACTACCATCTTATCCATTAAAGGATTTGATACTTTTTTTGGTTTACCGTAGGTTGAGTAATACATTAGTTCTTTTCAATCAGTATGTCAAGTTTTGACTCAATAGAATCTAATCTGTCTAAGACAAGGTCAAATGATTCTTCTAATGTTAACTCAGGTTGAACTGGGTTTTGTGTTAAACCAGTTACAAAGTCCATATCCATTTCCATGGGTTCTTCGGCAAGTGGTTTTTTAAACATATTAAACATATTACTCAATTCCTTCTAAATCTAAAATAAACTGTTTCTTTGGCGTTGTATTTGTCCAGTAACGAACATCCTTTTCAGCCTTTGCGATTTCTTTAGCAAGTTCTTTGACCATCTCGTCAGTCAAACTCATAATGTTAATACGAAGCAGCCGGTCTACATCGGCATCAGTTGCTTCAGTGTTAGCTAGGATTTGTACGCCAACAGCTTTTTTCTTTTGGTTTTTAAACTTAATCTTATCATCAAGAACAGCTTGAATAAACTGCATTTTAATTTTTAACCAACGAATTTCCTCGGCAGCTTCAACCAATCGCAATTCAATTCTCTTTTGTAATACACCAATACGGAATTCACAAAAGTCTTTAATTAAATCACGTTCATCTTCGTACTCACGTAGTCTACCATTCTCATCAATTACCGTAAGGTTTTCAGATAACGGTTTAGTCAGTTTAAACTTACGAATAATACGTTCATCTGTCCAAGCATTTGCTGAAGCCAGTTTTAACTTGATTTCAAACTTAAAACCTTGCTTATCGCATTTGTCCTCATAAGAGACGATATCGTTGTCATCTTCCAATCTATTCAATACTTTAACGTATGACTCACGATCATACCCATATGGTACTTCAGTAATGGTTAGTACTGTCTTACTGTTACGTACAAAGGTGCCATTCACAATAAAGCGTTTGTTTTCAATATCATACGTGACAGAACCACCAAATTCAGGGAATGACACTGGAAGCCTGTTCGCTATATTACCGTTCAGCAAATATTCACGAACTGCACGAGAGAGATCATTAGGGGACCGTGGAAGGATGTTGGTAGCAAATCCAGTAGCAATACCCTTAGTTCCGTTAGCCAATACTAGAGGGATTACTGGTAGATAGTATGAAGGAGGCTCATGCTCAGGATCATCGTGTACTGGTGATAGATCCATATCTTTAACGTATTTTTCAAAGTTATTATGAACTCGAGTATAAACATAACGTGCAGCTCCGGGTTCCTGTACTAATCGAGTACCAAAAGAACCTCTACCTTCAACCAAACAAACATTGTTGTTCCATGTAGCTGCCATAAGTTGACCGGCACCTGCAGCCGATGCTTCACCGTGGTTATATCCATAATCTGAAATGATACCAGCAACTGCTGATACCTTTTTAAAATCTCTTTTGGAATTCAATAGAGAACTATAAAGATAAAAACGTTGAACTGGTTTTAAACCATCAATCATATTTGGAATGGCACGTGATTCAACCGTGTACATGGCAAATGAAAGCCATTCGTTTTTAGCTACGTGGCTGATTGGATAATCATTAGTATTAACGTCATCCTTAGTAAATTCTAATATACTCATAAAGTATTGTCCTTTTTGATTCTATAGTATTCTATCACACTTTTAACGTAATGTCAATAAACATTATGCAAACATATATTCTTTGCGTAAAGAACTATCTTTCCCAAACATCATTTGGAATATGGAAGCATCATCAACTGTTACAGTATCATATTGTGGTTTATTAATAATCACGTCATATTCTTCTTCGGTAAGTGATCCGAGACCTTTAATGTAACGATGTTTCCAACCTGCTTGATTGTCAGTCTTAAACTTAGATGCTGTTTCATAGTTATAAAACCACTCGACTTTATCACCTTTAGATGAAATCATAATTGGTGTACGAGTAATCTTTACATGTTTTTCAGTTAACAAACGTGGCCAAAACTTATAGAAGAAAGCAATAAGCAGCGGACTAATATGACCAATACCATCGTGGTCAGCATCAGTTAGTGTAGCAATATTCTCATATGTCATATCATCAACACTATTTGGATCATTGATATTTAATCCAAGAACATTAACCAATTCTGACAACTCTTTGTTTTTAAGTACATCAGCAGGTTTCATATCCCACGTATTCATAATCACACCTCGGAGAGGGTAAGCACCAACTTTATCGGCATCTCTTACTTTTAACAAGAAGCCCATCGCTGAGTCACCTTCAACGATTTTTAATGTAGCATCGTTTCGATTTGCTGAGATATGTTTAGCAACCTTAACTCGTTGAAGTTTTTTCTGAGCCATCGTGGCTGCTCGTTTGTCGGCTGCTATCTTTTTAGCCAACTGAGCCTCAATGATTGGATCAATAATATCTGGATTATTAATAATCTTACGAGCATAGAATTGGAAGTCTTTACAATCAGCACCTTGAAAGTGCTCACGAACGTTAGTCATTGGATTTGTTAGACGTTCTTTAGTTTGTGAGTCAAACTTTGGATTAACGAAATTACGAGCGAATAGTACAAAGGTTAATCCACCTTTAATAGTATTCTTTGCGACTTCAACTTTATATTTACGTTTGACCATTGTTACCAATTCGTCAACAATACCATTCACTACGAAATCAACATATGTACCACCCATTCGAGTATTCACACCATTAATAAAAGAGTTAGTTCGGAAACCATCCTCTGATGTAGTAAAGAAGAATGAAACGTTTTCAGACTTTTCAATTACAACATTTGGATTAAACAATGCTGAATACTTTTTCATATCGGATACTGAAATCTTTTTCTTATTGAAAGAGAACTTGATTTCAGGAAAAGCCATTTGTAGACTCATTAAACGATCTTCGAGTAATTCAATAGTATCCAAGTTGGCAAGACAATCAGTTTCAAAACAATCGAAGTCTGCAACGAACGATACTTCAGTACCAGAACCATTCTTATCTCGTGTAGTAACTTTAACATCTTCGCCGCCATTTTTACAAGTAACCATAATCTGATTACCTTTTGACCACGTTTTACCAGTAAACTTTGATGAAAGAAAGTTGGTAGCAGCTGAACCGACACCGTTAGTACCGATTGTTACACGTTCATCATCAAACGATGTACCGGCATTTACTCGAGTCCAAGCAGCCACTGGTCGAAGGATTTGTTCCTTACTGGTTTCGTCGTATATCTCATCTTGTGGAATACCACGACCGTTATCAGTAACGGTTACCATATCCATATTAATAGATACATCAATTTTATTCGCATGTTTAAAGTTAGTACGAATTGCCTCGTCAATCGAGTTATCAAGTATTTCGTCAATCATTTTAGAAAGCGCAGGTACATACTTTGATGTTTTCCATTCGCCTTTCACAAAACGTTCAACCGATTCTTGAGAACTTGAACCAAGGTACATACCAATACGTTCTCTAACGTGTTGACGTGCTGTTAAAATTCTAAAGTCATTACTCATTCAAAAGCTCCATTATTTCGCTATATTATATATAACCTATCCAGTGTGTGCTATCATCGCAAGGATCATCCATGCAATCTTCCTTTGTTATTGCTGGGAATACTATTTATTTAGAATCAGTAAACCCTATTTAGATAAATACTACCACAGTTCTAAACAAATGTAAACAGGAAAATGATCCAATGAACACTAATTTTTTATCTCCTATTGGTTTTACAGTCAATGTCAAACGATTACCTAACGTAGAATTCTTTACTCAAAGGATGCAAGTTCCGGGTGTAAGTGCTGGTGCAGCGGAAACGCCAAACCCTCTAAGTACTTTATATAATACTCCTGATAAGTTATTGTACCAAGAATTAGATCTAAGCTTTATCGTAGACGAAAACATGGCAAATTATTTTGAATGTTTAGATTGGATAGAATCTATTACGTCTCCAGTAGAACTTGCTCAGTTTGCTAAATTAGGTAAAACAGACGATGGAATTGTTTCTGATATTTCTATCACTATATTAAATAGCCACAAAAATCCTAACATATCATTTACGTTTTTAAACTGCTTTCCAGTATCGTTAAGTCAGATTACTTTAGACGTAACACAACAGGATATCGTATACCCAGAAGCGTCGATGGTATTCAGATACGACAGGTTTACTCATACAAAAATTGGTTGACATTCTAACAAAACTGTGATAGAATTATAACTATATACATTATGAGAGGTTAACATGAGTACTGAAGACATTAGTGAAATCTGGGCTGGTGATGCCAAAATTGATGAAACTCAATTGGCACAAGAAGCAAAAAAGATTCCGCAGCTCCATTCTAAATACTATAACATGTACTATAAAGAAGCGCTTAAAGTTAAGAAGCTTAGGTATGATTATAAAATACTTGAAATGAACAAACGAGAATGGATTGACGGATCTATGGCTGAAGAAGATTTACGTGAGTTTGGATGGAAACCTTTTCAGAAAAAAGTCATACGTCAAGATATGGATAAGTATATCCAAGCTGATCCTGATATTATCAAATTAAGTTTAAAAATTGATTATCATAGCTGCAGGGCAAATTACCTTGAAGATATTGTTAAAACAATTCATAGTCGTAACTTCATTATTAATAATATTATAGCAGTGATGAAGTTCCAAGCCGGAGATTACTAAGATTCTTATTAAGCCTATCACACCAGTTTATAAACCAGTTATTCTACTCGACAAACGTAAAGAAATCGAGGACCGGATAGACTATATAAATAGTATTAAGAAAACTGATTAAAGTGTAAGGTTATATTATGTCTGATGTGATTAACGTTGAGCAAATCAACGCAGTGTATTTGAAAATCAATACAGAGTCAAGCGTTAAGTTTGAATTAGAAGCTTACTTCAAATTTCAACCCGCCGGATTCCAGTTTAACCCTTCATATAAGAATAGAATTTGGGACGGATGGATTCGTATTTTCCAACCACTCAAACCTGTACTTTATGTAGGGTTATTTAGTAAGCTGCGGAAGTTTTGTGAAGATCGTGGATATGAGTTAAATGCTCCTGCACATTTGATGGAAGGCGAAAAAGTTCCTGACGATTATGGATATGAGATTGCTAAGGAAGTAAACTGTAAGTTTGAGCCTCGTGATTATCAGAATCAATATATCGTTGATGCCATACGTGATAGTCGTTCTTTATCTTTATCACCAACATCATCTGGTAAATCACTTATCATTTATTTAATTCAGCAGCATTATTATAGAGCGTTTGAACATCGTACTTTGATTATTGTTCCAACGATATCATTAGTACATCAGATGGCTGGCGATTTTATTGATTATGGTTGTGATCCATCTCACATATATAAAATCCAAGGTGGTATTGATAAAAACACAGATGCACCTATTGTTATATCGACTTGGCAGTCTCTTATTAAATTAAGGAAAGATTGGTTTAGTCAATTTAAAGTAGTACTTGGAGATGAAGCACATTTATTCCAAGCGAAATCATTACAAAAAATTATGGGAGGGCTTGACGAATGTTATTATCGACATGGATTTACCGGTACGTTAAAATCGGAAGAGAGCAAAACGCATAGACTGGTCCTTGAAGGCTGCTTTGGTTCTGTTCGTAAGCATGTATCTACTAAAGATCTTATGGATGACGGTACTATTGCTGACTTTAATATAAAAGCAATTGTATTGTCTCATAGCGTTGAAAATAGAAAAGCGTTTAAAAAGGCAATAAGTAAAGTACAAAATACAAGTCAAAAGTATCCTGCTGAAAGAGAATACATAACGAACCACGAGAAGCGAAATATATTCATACGAAATCTATTGTGGTCACTCAAAGATCAAAACAATTTGGTTCTATTTGACTTAGTTGAAAAACATGGTAAAATATTAGAGCCAATGTTAAGAACAGAAGGTAGAGAATTACATTTCATTTATGGTGCAACAAAAGGCACAGAACGTGAAAGAATTCGCCATATGATTGAGAACGATCCTATTAAACAACATGATATCCTTGCGTCGTTTGGTACATTCTCAACTGGAATTAATTTAAAGAAACTTGATAATGTTATATTCGCATCTGGATCTAAATCGGAAGTGAAAGTACTCCAATCAATCGGCCGTGCCCTAAGAAAGGGCAACGATGCCGATAAAGCTACGCTTTACGATATTGCTGATGATTTGAGTGTTGGTGCCTACCAGAATTATACTTTACAACATTTTAGGAAACGGATTGAAATATATGGGTCCGAGCAGTTTAATGTAAAGATTTATACGGTGAACATATAATATTGTTTATAAGACATAAGTCTATTATACCATACCTAAATAGTGATGTCAATAGAAAAATGTAGTAGTACTGAAAAAAGTTTTAGTTGACACCACGCGATTACTATGTTATTATTATATAGAATCAGATAGGAATAATAGAATGATTAAAGTAGGTGACTTGGCTTATTCTCGGCATGGTCTTGCTAGAATTACATCGATGGAAATTACAAAAGATGGTGGTAAGTATGGTGAAGATGTGTTATCTATTTCAGACGATTTAAAAGACTGGTGTGTATTTGACTTTGATAATGGTCACTGGGCTTATGGAACACAAGTTACATTAATTAATAAGGAGGTTGGCTGACCATATGGCAAAAAGAGCTAAAAGAAACTATGTTAACAATGCAGACTTTTTAGAAGCATTAATTGCATATAAAAAAGCGTGTACCGAAGCAGAAGATGCCGGTGACGAAAAACCAAGGTGTCCAGACTATATCGGTAAGTGCATCTATCAAATCGCAACAAGACTTGCGACAAAACCAAACTTTAGTGGATATTCATATAAAGATGATATGATTTCAGATGGTATTGAAAATTGTCTATTATATATGGGTAACTTTAATTCTGAAAAGTCTTCTAATCCATTTGCATACTTTACTCAAATTATTTGGTACGCATTCTTAAGACGTATTCAAAAAGAGAAAAAGCAAATGTATATTCGTTTTAAATCGTCACAAGTTATGGTTGCATCAGGCGGTACATATTCTGGTGATGAAGTAAATTTAAATCTTAATACCAATGTTGATTATATGAATTCGTTTGTTCAAGATTACGAAGATAAGATTGCAAAAGATAAAGCGAAAAAGAAAGAATCAATCGAAGCAGCGGCTAATGAAGAGGAATCTAAAGAGTGAAGGTTGCTATAATTACAGACATGCATCTCGGTGTGCGTGGCGATTCTAAGGTATTTCTGGATCATCAAGAAAAGTTTTTTAATGAAGTGTTCTTTCCACATTTAGATGAACATAACATTAAAACAGTATTGGATCTAGGCGATACCTTTGACCGTCGTAAGTACATCAATTATGTTACACTTGATAGGGCTAAAAAGTTTTTCTTTGATGAACTACAAAAGCGTGACATTGAATACCATGCAGTTGTAGGTAATCACTCCGTATATTATACAAACACAAATGAAGTTAACTCAATGAACTTGTTACTCCAAGAGTATACAAACTTCAACATATATCGTGAAGAACCTGTTGAGTTGACATTTGGGTCAACTAATGTTATAATGGTACCATGGATTACGAAAACAAATTCTGAAGTATGTTTAGACGCCATACGTAAATCAAGTGCTCATATATGTATGGGTCACTTTGATATTATTGGTTTTGAAATGCTGAAGGGTGCGATTTGTGATCATGGTCTAACTAAAGAATTGTTTGGTAGTTATGAACAAGTTTATTCTGGTCATTT